ACCCGTGTCTATGTGCTTCTAACGTGTCTTTACCTCCGAATAGTTTGTTCTTAGGCACGTGAATAAAACGTTGTAAATCCATTGCTGGTTCGTTACTCTTACCGATGGTAATGATTGCATCTGCTTCTCCAATTTTATCTGTCTTACTACCACGTAGTTGATTCATTTGAATCCACTTCTCACCCTCACCTGTACCATCTACCTGCGATATGGCTATCACTGGGCAATACTCTTTAGCCAAGTCTCTAGCCCACTCATACAGCTTACCAATGCGTAAGTCATCACGTGACTCGTTACTAAACCCATGCACCTTATCTAGTTGATCGAAGATAATAAGACCGGGCTTAAACTCTGCAAACAACGTGCTAATTTTATTTACACTCTTGATACCGCTATCATCGTCCAACACTAAGAATCGTTCACCACCGTTACTAGTAAACTCTGTCTCAAACACACTAGGACTAGCTAACAAGTCACCAGTAGTAACGCCATTGAATGCCTGTATCACACGCATCATAACCTTTGTACTTGATTCCTCATTGTTAATCCATATGACATGCTCATCAGGTTTTAATTGACTCATCATATAACTTGCTTCACTAGCTACAAATGTAGTCTTACCACTCTCAGGTCGAGCCGCAACAATGATGAAGTCACCCTTACGTAATGGGCCTAGTGCTATGTTCAACTCTTTAAGTCGCCAATCCAATCCACCTGTAGCCACAACCTTAGATAGATAAGATAGACTAGGGCTAACGAACACATCTTCTTTTTCAACACTTGAGCCAATCTCTTTCTTGTATTCGTTGAGCAATGGTTCAATGGATGTAAGCTCACCACCTGACCCTGTGCCAATCTTCATACACACATCATAGATACGTGTGGCATAGTCAACCTCAATCAACTTAGCCAGAATATCCTTAACGATGGGGGGTTCATCTACCATACTCTCACCTAACCACATGAATGCTTGTTCATATAGCGCAGGGTCTTTTATCTTCTTACCACGCACAATGTTAAAGAATGTATGAAACTCATCTACATCTACCTTAGTTCTAGTAGGGTAGTTGTCCCAGTATTCACCCAATACATTAAATATATCTAATGTAATAGTTGATACATTGTGTTTCTTTACATGGTCTTTAAATCTATTATACGTATCTTTTTCACTAACTACTGTTAGTAAATCTATATCGTATGACATTACAGTTCCATTTCTTTTAAGCTTTCAATGTTAATCTCTTTTGCTTGTGCCATGTTCATACTAGTAACAACTTTGAATGTTGGACTAAGTTCTCTGAACAATGTCATAGCACCAGCATGACCCGCTGCATCATCGTCTAACCATATCACAACTCTATCGTAGTTGTCAAGCATTGTTTGTGTTATGTGTGATTTATTTAACTTAGTGCCTAACAAACACAATGATGCATACCCTGCCACCCATAATTTATAACTACTGAGTAAATCTTCTACAATAACTAATGTTTTATTACCTGTATTAGTAAGCAACCATTGTATACTATTAGTCTTGTTATAGGTTAAATACTTTGGTTGTTTATCATACCTACGTACTTGATAACCAACATACACACCACAATTCCATATAGGTAATATAATACCATCTCTATATTCTCTAATTCCAAAACTAGAACATTCTTCCTCTGTGAAACCATATTGAGCTAACCACAATTGCCCACGTATATCAAAGTCATTGTAATTTGTTTTCGCATCTTCATATATCTCAGAAAAATCTTTTCCACTAGCAGGTGGAAAAATTGCTTTTGCACCCATTACCTTCATGCGTGATGTAGTTTCCTTAGGTCTATAATAACCGCTATCACCACAATTAAAACAATGCCACAGATATGCATCGTCTACATGCTTAACTCCGAATCGTTTACGTGTGTCCTCACCCATAAGACAAGTAACATGATTGTATTTAGCAGAATGTCCTTCTTCAAGTTCTTCAAAATCAGATGCATTACTAGTAAGCTCATTCAATGCTGCATGTCCATACAGTGTTGTCATTATTTAACTCCGAATCGTTCTGCGAATCCAAAATGTAGTGCGATGTTGTGGTGTGCATCCATCAACGCTTCATTGACACATTCAGTAGTTTCTTCGTGTTCATACAACAGTTCACTTTCGTCAACCAAGCCATCCTTGATTTGTTTCAGACAGTCAGCAACAATCAACTCAGCAAATTTTGTATCATATGATTCTGAATAAACTTTTAACGCTTGTTCTTTGTCTGTAATTTTAACCATAGCATCAAGAGCATATTTTTTAGCCTGTTCAGCAAGTTCTTTAATTACCTCATTCATTTGTATTGTCCCAAAATTCATTACACTCAGGGTCTTCGTATGGTACTACAACAAAGTATGATTGTCTATACTCATTTGATTTTGCTGTGAATCGGTAACACTTGTCCCGCATAGGACAAATTAAATTACGTTTCTCATCAGCACCCTTACACATTGTAATATCAGCCATAACATCTCCATTAATTAATGATGACAGACCTTTCGGTCTGCCGTACATCACTCACCAAATACTTTGACGTAGAATTCTTGCACAGATTTTACATCATCGGGGGTAAGCTTCTCAGTGAATGCAACCTGCAATGCATACTTAGCATCGTAGCGTTGGCACTTACGACCCCAATTAATCAGGGTACGTGGTGACATAGTAAGACCAATCTTACCTGTGTCATACGCATTACGCACAAGACCTGCAACACGCACCATCTTAGTAGCAACATCTTTAGCAATGTTACTCTTACTAGTAATGATGGCTATCTCGTGCTTAGCATCAAGGTATGCAAGACGGATAGTGTTAGTGAATCGGTCGATAGTTGCACTGTTTTGGATACCTACACCAGAGAACGCACCTGTAGTGTCACCTTGTCCAACAGTGTTACCTGCAAACACCAGACGGAAGTGTGCATCTGGCACAATGGTACGATCAGCAGAAGTACCGGGCTTCTCTTTGAGATAGAGATAACCACCATCTTCTAACAAGTTCTGCATACCCATAGCAATTTCAGGGGGCATCAGTTCCCACTCATCTACAAGGCACACAGCACCATACTTACATGCTTCCGTGATAGCACCATCTTTCCACTCAGTACCTACACCCACACTAGCAGTAAGCATACCGAACAATGACGCACTCTCAATGTCACCTGACATATTGATACGAATGAACGGACGATTAAGCTTAGCACACACATACTTAACCAGTGATGACTTACCACTACCTGTAGGGCCTGTAAGTAAACTCTTATCGTTGTCTTCGATACCTGCTACTAGTAATGCTGCTTCATTACGTTGCACCACATAGTCAGAGTCTGCCTTAGGTACAAGACGTGCTACCTCTGCATCACTGCTATCAGCCAACACAGTGACAGCAAAGTCACCAAAGTTAGGCACGTAGCCAAACACCTTACTGAATAGCTTCTGACCCTCTGACAATGTAATTGTCTTCTCTACCTTGTCAGTAGGGGTAACCGTAGCTTCATGTACTAGGGGTACTTTACCCAAGTGTGCTGCAATAGCCTTAGCTACTTTGTCGTTGATTTCTACTGCCATGTTAAATACTCCGATCTAAGGTTGAAAGAATTGTCCCTGAAAGTTTAGCAATGTCTGTAACTACTTCATGCTTCTTATAAAACAAACGAACATTATTGTCACAAATACCAATACCATATATGTCTACCCCACTAGCTTCAATGTCTTTAACTACACGTGCTGTATACGCTGTAATGTCACCATGTGAATCACGACCTGCGGGACTACCATCGGACAATACTAGTAACACCTTACGATGTTCAGGGCGCATACCCAATACATACGATGCATACGCTAACGCATCACCATCTGTATTCTCCCACAAACAACCACTAGCTATAGCAAAACGCTTAACTAGGTCGGGTGTAGATACACGTTCACCGAAGTCATTGAATACCCATATCAAAGGGTCGTCATTAGATTCTGAGTTCGTGAAACCTAGCACATTGAATGCAATGTTAAGGGGCTTCAATGCTTCTGCCATAGCACCAGCACCAGCACATGCCATCTCATACTTCTTACCTGACATACTACCGCTACAGTCTACAAGCAATGTAACAGCCGTGTCAAGTGTATCAGATACGATACGCTTACGAAACACACGGGTACTAGCTTCAGTGTTACCTGACAATAGTTTATGCAAGCTACCTGTGTGTAATTTACCCCGCTTCAAACCGTACTCGTACCTGTCCCTGCTACGTGTCTGCAATCGCATACGCAACTGATTAGCTAGTGGCTTAGCGTTACTAGTAATGTAGTCAGATACAACACCTGATTTGAAATAGCCCTCACCACGACCCTTAACTGCACGATGTAACTCAGGGAATCGCACGATGATGTACTCGTCCTTGTGTGGTATGGTGTATGAACCCTTGGTATCGGCTTTGTCTAGCTTAAGGTGAATACCTGTACGACTAGGCTTATGCTCATGCCCAATGGCTTTGATAAGCTTCTCTACATCTACAAGTCTATCCTCAGCATCACCACCTGCACCTGCTTCCTCACCACCATCTGACTCACCATCACCCTTACCCCTACCTTTACCCTCACCACCCTCACCCTTAGGCTTACCTTCCTCAGTGTAGTCTTCAGGGTTAGCATCAAACAAGTCAGCTAGGATACGCTTAGCTAGATCAAACACACGTTCACCTACATTTAGCCCTGTGTCACAGCGCAATACTAGTAACTCATCAGTATATTTCTCAAGCTTATGAAGCTTGTCAATACCATCATCATCTAGCATACTACCCATAACATCACGTGTTTCAGCCGCATTACCTATCCATGTACGCAGTGCTGCATCCCACACAAACAATGGTAACACAGTGCGTTGTTGCTCTGATAAGTCTTTATCTTCAGACTTCATACGCTTAACTATGTCATCTGCATACAACACCCAGTAGTTGTTACTAGTAATGGCATCACCTGCATACTGACTATCGTTAATGAAGTCAATACGATGGTCTTCGATAAGGTTATTAATCAAAGCCAATAACCCTTTAGGTCGATGTTTGTTAAGCAACTCAAAGTCGCTGTAACTGATATGGCTTGTCTCATGCTTTACATAGTAACGCATACGTGTCAGCCACTCAGCGGGAGTGCTACTAGTAATGGATGGTAACCACATTGTGCGCCCATCGGTACGTGGTGTACCTTCGGGTTTATCCCACACAACTTTGATGCCACTATTCCTAGCACAACCTGCGACATAAGTCTCAAAGTTGACTACATCTAGATAGTTCATTAATTCACCTTTGTAACGTCAGGATACATATAGGTAACGAATATACGATGATACTCGCTATCTAGCCAATTTTCTACTGCTTCATCAGCGGGTGTACGATCAAAGAATTCTTCTATTTCCTGTATGACAGCATCAGCTTCAGCAAATGATTTGAATTCCATTACTCTATTCGTTGTCATTCCACACCTCCCAAAAGAACCACCCCACATATGTGATGGCTAACAATACTACTACAGTGTCGATAATATCCATTTTACATTATCTCCGTTGATTTGTTGTTATCTCTCGCTATCTTCGCACTAAATCTATGCGTCCAATTGTACACTTTGCCAATATGATTCAGGTGATTAGCTGTTGTTCGGGTATACCAGCCGCACCAATTGATGATGACAGACCCTCCGTGACCCTTCTCTGCAATCTTATTGCCATGTAACCAATAGCTTTGTCCATCAGTTTTGCTATTGTGTGACGTAGCAGGTTTGCCCTGCATGAATGCTTGTGCTACACGTTGAATGCTCATGTTATCCCCTTGTTACTAGTAACGTTTGAATGAACGAATTACACTATCCCCGTCAACATTGATTGTACGATAGCTAAACTTAATACCTTTATTCTCTAAGGCATTAATGAATAAACCAGCGTCACAATCTTCTTCAAGATATACCTTATTCCCTTGTTTATAGCTATAGCTACTTACCTTGTCAGCGATACCGAATAGCTCTAGCTCATCCTTGTGTACTTCCAACCACCCATGCCCTGCGTCAGTGTGAAAGATATATTCCATGTCATTTTCCCTTTGCTGTTACATCAGATACTTGCATTCCCAGTAATACACCTGCCATTACTAGTAATGTTGTCAGTGCATAGTACCCGCCAATTGTGTACATGCAATAGGTAATTACCAGCGAGATAGCTACAGATAGTAGCATGTTAGCTAACGTATACATCATTTATCCCCTTGTGGTCTAAAACATAACAGTGACTTGCACGACATATACAAGTCATCCCATACCCATTGTGCTGCTTCAAGTGTGGTCAATTCCACCGCTTGTAACTCATTGTCTTCTTCCCAATAAATGACATACATATCATCCCCCTGTGGTTAAAGTTACTAGTAATGACCCTGCAATCAAGACCATTACTAGTAACAAGGGCTTACGCCCCTGCTACTTACTGAACCGCTTGGTAATCTTCTACCATACGGTGTGCCAGTGCTGCATATGCATCAGCGATAGTTGACATTTGCTCACGTGTAAACTGCTCACGTGTGTCGCTGTCATACTTTTTGCCAGCTTGCTCGATGAAAGCCATCATGCGGTCAAAGTCAGATTTTGCTTCGTTCAATTCTGATTTACCCTTGGGTATTGGATTCTCATTCTCATCACGTTCAAACCCGCCATCATCCGTACGTTTCCATACGTCTACGTTATTAGTAATGGCTTTGCCTACTACACACTTAGCCGAACGTAGTGAGTTCTTTTCTTCCTTGGTCAACTCACGTATTCCGTTCAAGGTTTCGACTAGATTTTTATGTGTAGCATCCAGTCCTTCCATGTTGTGCGGTGCATATGGATAGCATGTTGCACGTACATAATTTGCCCATATACCTTCGCCTGCATTTCTGCTAGCGTCCTTGGCATCTTTGGATTGTGACAATGCACTGCGTAATTCGTTTTCGTATGACATTTTGGTTTCCTTTGCTTTGGTTAAGACTAACTGAGGGCTTGGTTATAGCACACGTTACTAGTAACATGCACTATAGAAAACCCTTAGATTTTCTTGGTAACATATCCCCTATGCCATAAGGGTTTTACCTGTGGTTTTCACCACCGCACTGCTCAGGAACTCGTATGGACAGTGTGCATGCCATAGTCAAAGCTTTCCTACACGTTTTATAAAGGGAACGTATTCCTTGTTTAGAGCCTTGATAGTAACATGCTTTCCTTACATGAAACTTACAATCCCTTGGTCAACCCCGATCAATCAACCTGATACCGATATTAGCACAACTAGATAACCTTTGCAACTCAAGGGATATTAACCCTTCATTGGTACTAGTAATCCGTGTAGTGCTGAACCGATGACTGAAATGTAAACGATGAACCTTACAGCAACCTTACAACTAAAATAACCTAGTTGATTTAAGGGTTATTATGGCATGAAAGTTGCTACGTGCGTACGGGCGCATGTATATAATATTAGTGTAAATTGTATATCTACGTACTACTGTATGTATATAC